GACTTCGTCGTCGGCCAGGTCTGGTTGCGGCGCGGGATCGACGCGTTCCTGCTGGACCAGGTCCGGGACCGGATGACGTTCACCGACTCACTGATGGCGATCAAGGCCATGAGTGCGCGGTGGCCGCAAGCCACAGCGAAGCTCGTGGAGGACAAGGCCAACGGGCCCGCGATCCTGAACGCGTTGCGCTCCCAGCTCGGCGGGCTGATCCCGGTCGAACCTGAGGGGTCCAAGTACGCCCGGGCCGTGGCGATCACCCCGCTGGTGCATGCCGGGAACGTGCACCTGCCCGACCCGAAGATCGCGCCGTGGGTCGCCGGACTGGTCCAGGAGGCCCGGGACTTCCCGGCCGCCGCCCACGACGACCAGGTCGACGCCCTGTCCCAGGCGTTGCACCGGCTGCTGCTGGTCCCGTTGTTGGACGGGACGCTGATCGAGTCCGATGACCTGCTCGAGGAGTTCGACGACTACGCCGGCATCTCCCCCTACTGACCGAGAGGAGGCACCATGGGCCTGTTCGACCGACCTTCTGCCCTCCTGGATGGCGCCGCCGGCATCGCCGAAGCCGAGGTGTCGCGCGAGGTGAACCTGGTGGAGCAGCTCGCACAGGCCGAGAACACCCTCGAGGTGATGTCCGAGTCGTTGGCCGACGCGCAGCTTGCGCTGGAGGACGTCGGCTGGTTGCGCATGTCGAGCGCGTTCGACTCCCAGTTCACCCGTGAGGGGTTGCGCCGTAGCGCGGAGCTGTGCCGGGTGATGACCGTGGTGAACCCGCTGATGGGTCGCGGGTCGAACCTGCGCATCGCGTACATCTGGGCGCAGGGTGTGAGCATCGCCGCCCGTGGTGACACCGACGCCGGCGAGCAGGATGTCAACGCCGTGGTCCAGGGGTTCCTGGACGACGAGTCGAACCGGGCGTCACTGACCTCATCGCAGGCCCGTGAGGAGTTGGAGCGGGCGTTCTTCACCGACGGCAACATCTTCCTGACCTGCTTCACCAGCCCGTTGACCGGGCGGGTGCAGGTCCGGTCGTTGCCGTTCGACGAGGTGTTGGACGTCATCACCAACCCCGATGACCGCGACGACCCGTGGTACTACGAGCGGTCGTGGACGTCCACAAGTGTCAACCTTGGGACCGGCCGCACTGAGACCAAGACGAGCAAGGCGTACTACCCGGCGTTGGGGTACTACCCCCTGATGCGGCCCAAGAGCATCAACGGCGCCGAGGTCATGTGGGCGTCCCCGGTGCTACACGGATCGGTGAACCGTCTCGAGGGGTGGAAGTTCGGCATCGGCGACGGGTACAGCGCGTTGGCGTGGGCCCGGTCGTACAAGGAGTTCCTGGAGGACTGGGCGCGCCTGGTCAAGGCGCTGTCAAGGTTCGCATGGAAGGCCACAGCCAAGGGCCGCAACTCGGCCCAGGTCCGGAACAAGCTGTCCGCCGCACCGACAGTGGACGTCCGCACGGGTGCGTCGCGGGGTGTCGGCGCGACCGCGATCGTGTCCGAGGGCGCGAGCCTTGAGGCGATTCCCAAGACCGGGGCGACGATCGACTCCGACTCCGGGCGCCCGCTGGCTGCGATGGTCGCGGCCGCGGTCGATGTGCCGGTCACGATGCTGCTGTGCGACCCGGGCCAGACCGGGGCCCGCGCGGTGGCTGCCACACTGGATCAGCCCACCGAGCTGGGCATGGGGATGCGCCGCGACCGGTGGTCCGAGATGCACCGCCGGATCCTGTCCTACGTCATCGACCAGGCCATCAAGGCGCCCCAGGGCGCGTTGAAGGGCACGGTGCGCCGTGACCCGGGCAGCGGCGCCGAGGTTATTGAGCTTGCCGCCGGGCAGGCCCGGACGATCGACATCACGTTCCCGCCGATCAACCAACCCGACGTTCCCGCCCTGCTTGAGGCGATTGTGAAGGCTGACGGGACGGGTAAGCTCCCGCCGCTGACCACAGCCCGGCTGATCCTTGAGCTGCTGGGTGTCCGGGACATCGACGAGCTCCTTGAGCAGTTGGTCGACGAGCAGGGCAACTGGATTGACCCGGGGATGAACGCCGGGCAGGCCGCTGTGGACGCGTTCCGGCGCGGCGACGACCCGGCCGGGCTGCTGAACGGCGGCGAGCCCAACCCGCCGCCGACTGCACCCTGATGGCTGTCACCGCTGAGACGTTGCGGCTCTCGCAGGGGCTGCGTAAGCAGGCCGACGCGATCGTCGACGAGCAAGCACGCGACCTGGTCAAGGCGTGGGTCGATGCGTTCGAGGAGATCGGCACTGACCTGCGCGAGGCCACGTCGGACCTTGTGTCCGCTGCCAAGGATGGAAGGGTCACCCGGGCCCAAGCCCTGAGGTCGACCCGACTGAGTAAGGCCCTCGCTCACATTGCCGACGCGTTGGACGCGACCACCACGCAGGCCGGGGTGCGGATCGGCACTGACCTGCCCGACATTGTGCGCGCCGCCGGCGAAGCCCAGCAGGCCATCATCGCGTCCCAACTCCCAGCCAGCGAGCGGGCCATCGTCGCAGGGTGGTCGAGGGTCGACGCAGACTCGATCGCCGCGATGGTGAAGCGGTCTACGGAGCAGATCACCGCGTCCACGTACCCGATCAGTGGCGACGCGTACCAGGCGATCCGCCGAGAGCTCATCCGCGGCGTGGCCGTCGGCGACAACCCCCGCCAGACCGCCGCCGAGATGGTCAAGAGGACCGAGGGCGCGTTCAACGGTGGCCTGACTCGGGCGCTGAACGTGAGTCGCACAGAGATCCTCGACGCGCACCGGTCAGCGTCCCGGCTGGGGCGCACCGTCAACGCTGACACGTTGGACGGTTGGCGTTGGCAGTGTGAACTCTCCTCGAGGACATGTCCCGCGTGCCTGGCCAAGCATGGTGAGGTGTTCGGCGGCGACGTGTCCGGCCCGGACGGTCACCCGTCCTGCCGTTGCAGCCCCTCGCCTTTGGTGAAGTCCTGGAAGGACCTCGGCATCGCCATGGACGAGCCCGCCGACATGTTCCCCGACGCGAAGGCGTGGTTCGCCGACCAGCCCGAGGCGACACAACTGGGGATCATGGGGCCGCAGCGTCTGGCCGCGGTCAAGGCTGACCCTGGCATTTGGGACCGGCTTGCGGTGAAGCGTGACAACCCGGACTGGCGGACATCGTGGCAGACCCGCCCCGTGAAGGATCTCGGGATCAAGGCCACGCCGACCCCGGCGGTGCCCACACTCAAGGCTGCCTGAATCTTCTTCGTAACTCTGCTCCATCCGCCAAGTCACCCCGCACCGCATTGGAGTAGCCCATGCCGCAGCGCATCCAGCTCACCGAGTCGATCGCCACGCTCTCTGCGGCCGACGTATCCATGACCACCTCAGGGAAACTCAAAGTCGCGCTCTGCACCGCAGGAGTCGGCAGCTCGGGCTACTACAGCCCTCAGGTCCTCGAGGCGGCAGGCAAAGCCAAGGTGTTCCCGCAGGGGCTCCACATGATGCTCAACCACGTTGGTGAGAACGAGTCCTACGACCGCCGCAACGTCGGCCGGCAAGTGCAGGACATCGCAGCAGTCCTGACCACCGACGCGACCTGGGACGGGACCGGGCTCGTCGCTGAGGCACAGGTGTTCTCCCCCTACCGCGACGTGATCGTGGAGATGAAAGACACGATCGGTGTGTCCATCTGCGCGACCGCGCAGGTTGAGGCGGGCGAGTTCGAAGGCGTGTCGATGCCAATCATCACCGAGCTTGTGGAGGGACTGAGCGCTGACTTCGTCACGCATGCCGGCCGTGGCGGGAAGATCCTCCAGGTTCTGGAGTCCGCGAAGACGGCCACCGAGTCCGGGTTCACCCCGGCCGCGTCCCTGGTCCGGCTCCAGGAGTCCCGCAACGTCGGGCAGTGGATCGAATCGCGGATGCACCTGAACTTCACGTGTGTCGCGGACGACATGTTCGGCGACGGCAGGCTGTCCCGCGAGGAACGCATCGCGATGTCCGGGGCTGTCGGGGACGCCCTCGATGCCTTCACCACCAGCCTCGAAGCCAGCGCGCCGCAGCTGTACACCCGTGACCTGTGGGACCAGCCCGAGACCATCGCCGCCGCCATCGAAGCCGGCATGCCCGCGTTCCTCACCGCGAAGGTCAAGTGCGCGACCTGCAAGCACCTCGGGTCAGCGCACGCCGACATGAAAGACGCCCCCAACACGGGCGCCTGCTCGATGAAGGGCTGCGACTGCCCCGCGATGAAGGTCCCTGCCGCGAAAGAATCCGCGGCCCCCAACGTTCCAGTCATCCCGGCTGGGCCACCAAAGGAGAAAACCATGCCACAGATCGAGGAGGCTCGACTGAGCCAGCTCGAGGCGGACTCTAGCCGGGTTCCCGTGCTAGAGGCTGAGCGTGATGCAGCCATTGCAGAGCGTGACACCGCCCGAACCGAGCGCGCGCAGTCCGTCGCCCGCGACACCGCGCGCCCCATCGCCACCACCATGGTCGGCGAGTCCACGATGATCCCCGCCACGGTCGCGTCCCGCGTCATCGAGGCCGCCGTCGCGAATGTCACCCTCACCGAGGCTGGCGTGTTCGACGAGGCCGCGTTCCGCACCCTCGTGGAGGCCGCCCGCACCGCGGCTGAGACCGAGGTCGCATCCATCGCTGAGGCCCTCGGCGTCGGCAAGGTCACCAGCTTCGGCCCCAGCGGCACCCCCAACGGCCAGGTCACCGAGGCCGACGTCGACAAAGCCGTGGCCTCTGCATTCGGCCACCAGATCACCAAGGAGGCCTGAGCCATGGCTACCAACACCAAGTTCGAGGACGGCGACTACCTGTCGCTGCCCGTCCCCGCGGCCACCGTGTCCGGTGCGCCGGTCCACATCGGCGCCGGGATCAACGCCGTCACCCAGACCAAGGAAGGTGACGGCGGCAACCCTGCCGGATTCGCGTCCTGCCAGCTCAAGGGCGTCCACAACGTCTCCGTGACCGGCGCTGTCGCGGCCGTCGGGGACTACGTGTACATCACGACCCCAGGCAACGCCCTGAACACCACAAACACCAACCCCAAGTTTGGTGTTGCACTCGCCACCAAAGGTGCCGCCGCCGGCGTCATCTCCGTCCGCGTCGACCAGTTCTGAGGAGACACTGAGATGACGATTCTCCAGCTGGCCGAAAGCTTCGGCCTGACCGATGGTGGAGGCCTGAAGGGCACCACCAACGAGGCGCACCGCCGCCTCAACCCTGCCCGCGCGAAGGCACTGAAGGAGTCCGCCGAGCTGTGGGCCAAGGCGTGGGGCGGGGACAAGATGGCCGCCCTGGTCGTCAACGAAGCCCTGACCACGTCCGACCTGTTTGTGTCGGCCACTGGCGACCTGCTCGACCGTGAGCTCCTCGGGGTCTACGGCGACGTGCCTGGGGTGTGGCAGAACTTCGCGACCCGCACCACGGTCCGGAACTTCAAGTACAAGAAGCTCATCGACATCATGGGTGGCAAAACCCGCCTCGATGTTGTCCCGCAGCTCACCGAGTACCCAGGTGCCGACGTTGACACCAACGAGTTCGCGATCTCGGCGAAGAAGTTCGGCCGCCGGTTCGGGTATTCGTGGGAAGCCGGGATCAACGACGACATCGACGAGCTGCGTCAGATCCCGAACCGGTACGGTCGGGCATCGCAGCTGACAGAGGAGTACGCAGCCCTTGAGGCGATCACGACCGCGGTGACGGGCGCGCCACTGGCTGGCTACTTCAAGGCCTACGACGCCGCGGCGGCCGGGACTCTCGGGTACACGGCCTTTGACAACAGTTCGACGGCGGCGCTGACGTCGGCTGCGGTACAGACGGCCATCGAGTCCATCTCGGGGCGACGTGACAAGGACGGGAACATCCTTCCCCACTCCGGCCTGATCCTCATGGTCGGTTCCGCATTGCAGTTCACCGCGGCGCGGATCCTGAACGCCACGATGGTGCGGACCACGTCGGGCACCAAGAGTGTCGATGAGCCGAACCCCCTCAAGGGCGCGGTCACCTTGGTCGTGAACCCGCTCCTTGCGGGCGCGTCGTGGTTCGTCCTGCCCGACCCGAAGGGCGCAGCCCGGCCAGCGGTCGCGGTCGCGTTCCTCGCCGGACATGAGAGTCCCGACCTTCGGGTTTCGTCCAACACGGGATCCCGTGTCGGAGGCGGCTCGATCGCTCCCGAAGAGGGCGACTTCGAGGTCGACGGCGTCTGGTACCGAGTTCGGCACATCACCGGTAGCGCTGCGCTCGACCCGATCCACACCTACGGGTCGACCGGTGCGACGGGCACCCCGGGCGTCTGACCGGTCACCCTCTCTGCGCCGCCCAGCATCATCCCTGGGCTGGGCGGCGCAGAGTCACCACCACTTCCACCGGACGGAGACGCACCATGGCCATCGACTACACGGTCCCGCTCGGCCAGGTCCGTCTCCTGATCGCGGACACCGACCCGGCCAGCATGATCCTGGAAGACCCGCAGGTCGAAGGCTTCCTCGCCATCAACGCCGGCAGTGTCCGCCGCGCCGCAGCTGACGCCCTGGACGCGATCGCCGACTCCGAGGTCCTGGTCTCCAAGGTCATCAAGACCCAGGACCTGTCCACCGACGGAGCCAAGACCGCCGACGCGCTGCGGGTCCACGCCGACCGGCTCCGCGACCAGGCCGAGGATGACGACTTCTGCTTTGAGATCGTGAACTTCGACCCGTACCCGTGGCCTCCGGAGTGGACCGAGCATCAGGTGAACGGGCTCTGACGTGGCCCCGTTCCCGACTACCAGGGTGATCCACCCGGACTGGTCGACCCACCACCAGCCGGTAGCTGAAGGATCAATGACCGCCACATGCCGGGTCGAGACCCCCGGTATCGGGCCGCCCGGATGGGATCCGGTCACCGAGTCCACAATCCCAAACCCGCCCGCCATCGTGATCCCCAGCCCGTGCGTGTGCCGGGTCCAGGCGTTCATGCGCGCCAAGGCCGCACCCCAAGCCGGCCAGACCGTCGCCGAACGCGCCTACCGGGTGTCCCTGCCCGCAGGGTCCCCGCTGGTGGACGTCAACTGCCATGTGGTCATCGAAGCCGCCAAAGACGCCGCCATGGTCGGGACCACG